GCATCTCTGGTAGCCATATTTATGCTAAATGAGTTGCTGGTTAAATTCGTTATTTTGGTTCCATCTTTGTAGAGTGCTACAAGGGTTCCGTTGTTTATTCCTGTACTTGGCATTATTTATTTTTTTTAGTTGTTTTACGTTTTGTTTTTACCTCCTCTAAGTAGTCGGCATTGAAGTATTTTGCATCCAATTCCAACACCGTGCCCGCAGGGTAGGTTTTACCTATGATCGGGTGGGTCCAACTGGATTTAAGTTTTACTTTCATTGTTTCAAATTTCTTTTACTTGCTTTGCCTTTTTAGTATTTTTTTTTGCAGTAAGATAGCCGTTTTGTTTTAAAAATTCGGCTAAATCGTTGGTTACTTCCAACTCGGTGCCCGCAGGCCATTGCTTGTATTGCTTGGTTAGTTTTACTTTCATTTTTTTAATTCCTTTTGTATTGAATTTTCGGTGGTTTCCACTATTTTTCTACCTATTACATTTTCTATGTAGCTCCGCATTTGCATTTCTGTACGTTTAGGAAAGTTGTTTGGCTTAATGCTTCCATACTTGCCATTAGTACCAACTATTAAAAAATAAGCATAGTACCCATCATCATCTAATCCATAACCCACCTCTGGGCCTAAGTATATGGTAGGAAATGTATTACTCTTACCCTTAAATATCTTCATACTTTTACGCAGGTTGCCCGGCTCATATACATCCCTTATTTTACCCCTTTCCCTCCTTATCTGGGTAGTGCCATCTACAATAATGGGCGTATTTTCTCTAAGTTTGTTCAATATAGGCTCTGCGTGTTTTGCCATTACGCCAGTAAGCTCCAATCGTACTGCCTGCTGTGCCCCATAATTAAGTTTACGAAATTCTTTTTTAATTTCAGCACTTAAACCTTGGCCTGCCCTGCCTCTATTCCAATTACTTTGGCTTAATAACCTATCCGCTAAACTCATACCCTTTTATTTGCACTTATCCAAAGCCCCTCGCGCTCCAGCTCTTGTATTTCTGTAATGTCGTAATAAGCACCATTGTACACTATTCGCATATCTTCGGTAATGCCCGCAAAAAATCGTACTTTAAACCGCACTTTGTTGGTGGCGGTGGTTTTGTCGGCCTGCAGATTTTCGGTACCTCCTGCCTTTTGCACGTTGGCAAATGCGGTGTGGTAGGTGCTCCAGGTTTGTATCCACTCGCCGCTTGTGTTGGTGCTTTCGGTGGGTGCTTCTATTACTATTTTTCTATCTAAGCGGCCAATGTTCATACTTCTATGCGTTTACTAATTAAACTTAGTTGGTAGGCCGTGGTGCGGCTTAACTCTTTAAAACTGCCTGCCTCGGCGGTTTGGCGGCTCTCGAATAGGTCGCTCACTAACATACGCAATGCCTGCACTACCATTGGGTTGGTTTGGGTGGTGGTAGTAATGGTTACCTGCACGGGCAAATCTCTATCGTATAGCGTGGGAGCGGTGCCCGTAATTTCCACTATGTTATCTGTAATTATGTAGTTGCTGCTATCCCACACTTGCAAATCGTTGTTGGCATCGTAGTACTTTATAACTACGGTGCTTACATCTCGCACATCAATAACAAAATCATCCAATGTTTTAAGGTAACCCACGGCGGTACCATCTACCAATATGCTGGTTTCGTTGTATAAGAATTGGTGAGCACTTGTAATATAAGCAGAAATCAAATCGTCAAAAGAGGTGTCTAATATATTAAGGTGCAGCTTGGCATCGGCTAAGCTAAGTGCTTTGGTATTAGCGTAACTTGTTACCCTTAGAAGTTTTAAAAGTTTGTATTTTGTTGCGTTTTGTGCGTACATAGTTTATGTTAAAAAAAAGGGGAGAAGGCTAAGTGCCACCTCCCCGGTTTATATGAAAAATTAAAAGCTAAGTGTATTATCCGAATGTACCTACGCTTATGGCTGCATCTTGTGCAAGTGCCATATCCCAAAATGAGTTTACAATTAGCACATCCATTCCGCTTTTCTTTTGCGTGTATGGGTCGTAAGTAATTTCAATACCTCCAAATTGTGCAAGGTAAACTTTTGCCCAGTTACCATAGTAAGCTGCAGGGTTGGTAATGTCTGCAATTTGGTTGCTAAACTTAGCCATTCTGCCAATTATCATTTCGTTAATGATTAAAGGATTAACGCCGCTTACTTGTGCTGCTGCATATACATTGCTAAATAAGTCGTTGCTTATTGCAAATCCAAGGTTGCCTCTGTCGTGGTTGTTACCTTTTACTTCCTCTATTAAGGCAAGCATAAGGGCAGAAATATCTGCATTGGTTACCGGAGTTTTACCGTTGCCTAACCACTCGTAAGAGCCATTTGCAGTATCATCTGTAAACGCTGCATACTCTACTTTGGCTGCAATAGCTTCCTGGAAACCTCTACGCAATGCACCCTCTAAAGAGTCGTTTTGTTGCATAGCTGCCTGCATACTAAAGTTTGCATAAGATGCTAATCTTTTTGGAGTAAGGCTTACCGGAGTAATTGCTGCACCTCCATCGGCTGCTGCATCTGTTTCACCTTCCCATTGTGTAGTTACACTTGGTATAACGGTTAAACGTGCATCCATCACCGCGTTTAGTTTAGTGATTCCTAAATCGCCCAAGATAGTGTTTGCATATACGCCATCTACAAAACCAAGTTGATCTACACCTGCGGTGCCGTTTTCAACTATGTTTGCTCTGGTTTCGCCTTTAAGGATGGTGCTTGGTATAATTACTGAGTTGCCTCTTGTAGTTACGCCAATGCTTTTCATTTCGCGTAAACCTTCTTGGTGCATTTCAGCAGCAAGGCCGTTTAACTTTTCGCCGTATGCAGCTCTTACCGCATCGCCAAAAGTATAGGTTTCTTTTACCTTTCTTTCCTCTTTGCTTTCCTCTTGCTTTGGTGCTCCAGCAGCAGCAGCGGCCAATCTTATAGCCTCACGCTTTTCTACTTTTACCAATTCTGCCTCCAGGTCGGCAATTCTTTTCTCGTCGGCATCCCAAGTGGTTTGCTCTGCCTCGGTAAAATCTCGATTTTCTTTTGTTAAAAGTGCATCAAGAGACACTAAACGTTGTTTAGCCTCCCCAATCGCTTCTCTTATTTCTTTGCTTGTGTTCATTATTTTTATATCTAAAATGGTTATACAAATTTTTGATAAACTAAGGCTTTACTTAGTTTTGATTTTTGCAAGCCTAAACTTGCGGAGCTTGGCGGCGGTTTCTAAACTCATACCGGTTGGCTCTGGCTTTATTGATTTTTTAAGCTCGTCGATGGCTTCGGCGTTTCGCTTAAAGGCATCGGGGTTGCTGCCAACTGAAACGATGCTCCACTCCAATAGCTCGGCACGTGTAAAGTATAGGGTGCCGCTATCTTCGCCTTTGTCTACCTTGCCAAAGCGGTAATCGTGAACAATAGCCCCCACGCTTGCCATTTTTAGCAGGTTTTTGTTTACCTTTTTCCAAACCTTGTCTGCCAATGGGTTATCGCCCTCGGCTTCAAATGTTACTTTGCCAATAAGGTTGTTGCCATCTTTATATACCTCGCTGGTACCGATTATGGTATCGGGGTTATCGCCGCTGCTATTGTGATTGTAGCACACAATAGGGTTGCGTTGGTAGTTTGCCAAATCCCACCCATCCAATTTAAAAACGGTGCCGTGGCGGTCTATGCTTTCGCTGCTTATTATAAACTCGGCAGTGCGAGCTTCATTATCTATGCCTCTTATTTCGGCGGTGCGTGTTATTTTCATTTTTCTATGGTTGTAATGTCTTTTTTATAATAGTCGGCCATTTGCTCCAATGGTATGCGGTTTAGCTGCACGTAGCGGCCATCGCCGTTTTCTACTGGGTTTTGGTCTAATAAGGTCCTTATTTCGTTTATGCTTAGTACACCCAAATCGCTTAATAGTCTAAAATACTCGCCCTGGGTTTTGCTATCGGTGCGGAGTAGTCGGTTTACGTTAAACTTAAATACGTGTGTTTTCTTTTCGCTTTCTTTTAAAAGCTTGCGGCGGTATTCCTGCTCCAGCTTTTCTATCCACGTGCCAAGGCAATAGGTAACAAACTCGATGCCCTGGTGCTCTATGTTGCTAAATGTGCTCCGCTCCAGCTCGTTTATCATATGAGGCGGCACACCTAAAATAGTGGCAATCTCATTTTTTTGAAATTTGCGGGTGGCTATAAATTCAGCATCGGCAGGAGGCATACCAAGTCTGTGGTATTTACTGCCTTGATCTAATAAGGCGGTGCCCTTGGTGCCGGTGGATCCGTAGTTGCGGGTCCATTGCTCGCTTATGGCATCTTTGGTGTCGCGGTCAAGCTTGCCAGGAAATTCGATATACCCATCTATAAACGTGCCTTTGTTGTAAAAATCGGCACCATACTTTTGGGTGGCAAGGGCTAAACCGATGTTTTGTTTGTGGGCTTTTATGGCACTTAATCCCTCTACCGCATCGGTGCCAAACCCGCGAAGGTTTAGCATATCGCGGTCCATTACTTTTAGCTGCTCTTTTTTATCTCCAATTTTTATAAGCCAATATACTTCCTCGTCAAATTCTACATATTTGCAGTCGTCTGGATGAACATTAATAAGGCTTATGGGGTTGGCATATTTATCTCGCTCTATAATGGCAAGGCCGTTGCCGTGGTTTATGGCACTTGTTACAAGTATCTGCGTAAAGTCGAAAGCGGTGGCCTTGTAGTTGGCCTCGGCATTTAGTAAGTATTCGCTTGGGTGGTCTACCTGCTCGCGGCGGTTGCCTTGTTTTTTTATAACATCTACGGGCAACATTGCCAGGCTTTCGCTTATTATTCGCACGCCAGCCCAATAGGCAGATAGGCTAAGTGCCGATGCCTCGTTTACATTTACGCCCGCCACCGTTGGCCCCCAATTTACATATCCCCGGAGGGGATCGTATTCTCGGTTTTGCGGCTTGGTGCGGCTTATTTCAAGTCCAAAGATTTTCATCTATTGAACAAAGATTTGCCTATATTAAAGGGGTTTTAGTATTTTTTTTTGCATAACATTAGATATGTTTAACAATTCTTATTAAGCAGAACAAAATATACCTCTAACATTAATTAAGTCACTTTTAGAACTAATGTCCATAATAGATTTAACTTCATTGTCAGATAATTTAAACCATTCATAATGCACTCTTTTGTCTGAAAATATTTTATGCAATCCCTTTTCTATTTCGGCATAATCGTTTGTAGGTAAAAACCATATCAAATTTATAGGATATGGGCATAATCCAATACAACGCTTAAATCTAAGCTCCATATTTTTTGTCCTACCTATTTTATATCTATCATTTACTTTTAGTAGGTAAACAATAGGTTGTTTTGTGTATTTTCTTAAATGGAAATCAAAGCCCGATTGGTTTACTTTATTTGTAGTACCTTTTTTACGCCCTCCGGTTTTAAACCCTTTTGCCATCTATATTACCCCTTCTTACGTTTCTTAGCATACACCTCCTTTTTGTGTGCCCGCTTGTCTTTATAAATTAAAGCATTGCGAAAGCTATTGTAATTGCGGTAGGGCTGGAAGTTGGGGAGGTACTTATTAATGTACTCCATTGTGGCATCGTATGCCATCTTTTTTACTTTTTTGCGTAGCAGCTTTTCCTCGTATATTTTCCAAATACCGTTTATGCAGGCATCCACTATGTCGTCGGGCAAAAACATCTCCTTAGTACGCTCGGTGTGTACCTTTACCTTGTAGCTTTCTTCGCTATTATACGGCTCTTTAAAATTGGGGATGTATTGCTGCACCTCCTCCACGGCGGCATAGTATGCCTCTTTTCGCCATAGCTCACCGCCATCGGTTTCCTTTATTTTTTGGGCTAAGAGTAGATCAAAGCCTATGGGGGAGTTTAGCACGTCGTAAATGTATTTAGGTAGTATCATATATTCTGCCTCCTTTGGTGTGTTTTACGTTTATTTTATACTTAGCATTAAGGGCTTTTAGCTCGCTTATGTATTCCGGGTACTTAATCATCCTATCTATGCAGTCCTGCACCACCTCGCGGCGGTTGTCTATTTCTGTGCCAAATCGTGTCATATTATATATAATTCTCCTGCATCTAAGTAGCTACCCGTGTTCTCTGGCTCATCCAGCCAAAGGGCAAAGGCCATAACATTGCTTATAATGCCATCCACTTTTTTTGCAGGGGTTTTTATGTCTTTAATTATTTTTACGTTGCCCGCAGGGTCGGTTTGTATTTCGGCATTGCCTGCCATCCACCGCAGCACGGGGTTGCCCAGGTGGTTAAACTTTTTAGCACTTATGTATGCCTCCAGCTCTTTGGTGGGGGCGTTCATACTTCTAAACCCTTGTCGAAACTCTACCAAGTTGTGCCCATCTTCCACCAAGTCGGGAGCTATGTGGTGGCTATTCCAATTATCATACGCAATGGCCTCTATGTTGTAGAGTTTACTAAGCTCGTATAGTTTGGCACGTATAAACGCATAATCCACCATATTGCCCTGCGTTTCGGTTATGTACCCATCTTTTAACCAATCCAGGTACTGCAGGTTGGCGGCATCTATGCTATGGCTGCCTTTGTCCTCCGGTAGCCAAAACCAATTTTTGCTTATGTACTTTCCATCTATATTCCATATAAGGGTAAAGGCGGTTATGTCGCTGCGGCTACTTAAATCAAGCCCGCCAAAGCATCGCTTGCCTATTAGTTCCTGCTCGTTTATCTCCCATTGGCTATCTATCCATACATTATCATCTATCCACGCCTCGCGGCTTTGTGTCCAAATATTTAGGTGATAGCGGAGGAAGCTATTTAGTTTGCTTTTGCTATGTTTGGCTTTTACTATTTCACGCTCCAGGCCTGCCTGCGTTACGCTTATGCCAAAGTTTGGGTTGGCTTTTTTCCAGGTGCTTAGTTTAAATGGGTCATCGTTTTGGTCGGCACCGTATATGCACACCAATAGCCCCTCATCCGTGCGGAGGCCTTGCACCACTTCCTTGGCGTGGGTGTGCTCCTGGTAGCCTACGCCGTAAAGGTCTGCCCCTGCAGTGGTTATCATAAGAAAAAGCGGTTGATCGCGTGCCACCATAGATTTTCTTTGGTTTTCTATAAGGTCCGGGTCTTTGTGTATATGCACCTCGTCGGCTATTACAAGCTGCGGGTTTACGCCTTGCTGGGTTTCGCTTTTGCTTGCCAATGCCCGAAAGTATTTAGTACTACGTGGGCTTTTTACTATAATAGAGTTGGCAAGTATCTCGGCCTTTTTGCTTAGCCTTACACTTTGGGCAATGATGCCTTTTGTAGCATTAAACGTGAGGCGGGCTTGGTCGTTATTTCCTGCAATACTAAAAATGGGTACGTCGCCCTTTTCGCCCTCTATGTCTAAAAACACGGCGGCAAATGCTGCGGCCAAAAATGTTTTGCCATTCTTTTTAGGTATCTCGATGTAAGCACTTGTAAACTTACGCATACCTTGCAGCGGTCCTGCCTTATGCTTCCACCCGAAAATTGGTTTTATTATTTCCTCCTTTTGCCACCGCTCCAGCTTTAAGTACTCACCAGCCAATGGCCCGGCTACGTGCTTTATATTAGTTTCAATATACCGCACCACTTTGTCTGCCGTGTCGGCATCGTAGTAATACTTATTAAGGTCGATATTTGAAAAGTCGGTTTTGTACATTTAGAAAAGTACTAATTGCTTTTGGTGGTCTTTAAGTCGTTTCATTGCGGCATCGTAGTACTCCTTATCCAGCTCGCAGGCCGTAAGGTCAAAGCCTAAGTTGTGGCAGGCAATGGCTATGCTACCGCTGCCCAAATGTGTGTCAAGTATTTTGTCGCCCTCTTTGGCGTAGTTCATTAAAATCCATTCGTACAATTTTATAGGATTTTGGGTGGGGTGGATGCGTTGCTCTTTTATTCCTTGTTGCATAAATCCGTGCCATTGCCATTCAAATATCCTTACCGCAGTTTTAAAAGATGTGTATGCAAGCTCCGCAGATGCCAAGCTAAATTTACCTTTTTTCTTATCCCAAATTATCCAACAGCTACTATCGTACGGTATCTTACTTATAAAATGATTTGCTCCCCAAATAATTTGATTTTTAGATACTCTTTTTAGTTCGTTAAAATATTCTTGGCTTGGGGCAGTATCATCCCAACTTTTACGCTCATAACCTTTTCCACCAATACCTCGTGAGGCAACCATACTTTCGACCTCACCATCGTATCCAATCCCATACGGCGGATCAACAATAGCCAAATCAAAATACCCATCGGGATAGCGTGCCATTAGTTCCATATTGTCCTCGTTGGTTATTGTCATATCCCTTCCTCCCATTCGTCAAACTTTTCGGCGGTTTTCTTTTGCGTCAGTTTTATGCTCGTGCGGCTGCTTGGGGTAAACCCAAACTCCCGGCTAAGTGCTAAAAAATCCCGCTTGCTTTCTTTGTATTCTTTAAATTCGGGCGTAAGCCTACGCACACCATTTGCATCCTCGTAGTGCATCGGTGCATCTTCCAGGGTTTTCATTAGTGCGTAAGTAAGGCAGTACTCCTCAAATACTTTTAAGTCTAAAAAAGAAATGTAGCCATACAACTGCATAGCCTGGGCAAGCTGCGAGGTCCAGCACTTTTTTGCCAAAGGTGTAAACCCCTTGGGAGGGTCAGGTAGTTTTTGGTAAACAAACTCCAATGCCTCCTCATCGGCTATCTCATCCTTATATCGGCTGGGGCGGTAGTTGCCCTTTGCCCTTACTACTGCTGCTGGTTGTGTTGTTGGTCCTCTTAATCCCATTTTAAACTTTCATTTCTTTTTGAAACTTAAAAAACATTACAGAAATTTGTACGCAAAAGAAAAAGCT